TAGCACTCGCTACCAGTTCATCTAAAAAGGAAATTTTATGAGTTTTACAACAGCAGAATTGCTCCAGTATCAACGAAAGATTCACAGAAAAGCCGATATTGAAGAAGAAAAGAAAGCCGCTAAACTGGCTAAGAAAAAAGTACCATTTAAAAATAATATCAACAGTGCTGTAGCAAGAAATTCAATCGCAAATAACCAGCGATCCGGCCTTGTTGATGAAGTTATCGAAGAAGTGGCAGAAGCCGTTGTAGAAGCAGTCGTAGAGACTGTTGCTGAAGCAGCGTCACCTGAAATTGATTTTTCAGACTTCGATTCCGACGATTAAAAGGTGACAAGTTTACCTTTTGAGCGAGGTGGGATTTATTTTCCTTTTTTCCATCTTGCTTTTTGATTTCGACTTTTGAGGGAATAATTACCTCAACCTTACGGGGAATTTTTACAAAAGTTATGTATATAGACGAAGATCAATTCCAAGTCATATTTGGCACTCCAGAAATCACACAATTAACTGGTCGAGGATCAGGATCAATTGACAGTGATGTATATGATGCTGCTGCCAAAAGAGCAGATGCTTTGATCAACGACTATTTGAGATCGTTCTACGAAGTCCCATTTACCAATCCTATACCCTCTACAATAATTAATATCGCCTCTGCTATAACTCGATACGAACTTTACTCTTTAGACCCAAGAGAGTCGGTTACGGAGCTATACAAGGAAGCTTTGGCAATGCTTGAGCGCATAGCAAATGGAAAACTTGATCTACTGGGTGCCGTGAAAATTGGCACAACAAATAAATCATCATCAACCAAGCTAAGAAGAGTGTAATGGGTGATTTCACATTCAGGTTTGGTCGAGGTCAAAAAACGTTCGTAAGACGTTTAAGAAATATCGGTACTGTTCTTGATACACCATCATTGTGGGATGATATTGGATCAAACGCAGTAGCTATTTTAAAAAATAATATGATTAGGGTTAAAAAAGATCCTAAAACTGCCCAGCAATGGCAAAACTTAACACTGACGAGTTCAGTGTTGAGATTCAACAGAGGAACATTGAATAAAGGTCTTCTGATTGATTCTGGAACAATGTTTGAAAGCATTACACATAACGTCAACAAGAAGTCTGTATCTATATTTTCTGATGATGACCCACGAAAGGTTGCCGCACATAATAATGGTGATCGTAACCATAAGGTTTTTGGTCGTAGAGTCGGGTCAGGTGTGTTGCCACAAAGAAGATTTATTAGTACTTCTCCAGAAATCGAGAAGATGGCTGTCGATAAGATTGAAGAACAAATCAGAAAGGAAACTAGATAGTGGCAGTTAGTTGGTTGGAAGCTGAAGATTTGATTTTGGCTAGACTTGCGGAGTTCAAGCTTGATGGTGTTGAAATTAGATCAATGGATGAAATCAAATCCATTGAAGATCTGTCTCAATATAGCTCAACTATATATGTCGGTTATGGTGGATTTACGCCATTTGATAGTTCTGGAAAAGGCCAATTACAAAAAATTAGACAAAAATGGGTTGTCGTGACTGCTGTCAGAGACGTATCAGACATTTTGTCAGGAAAAAACCCAAGATCGGTTGCTTCACCTATAATGGATTCTGTTACGACTGCATTATTAGGATATAAGCTTGCTACAGGTTTTGGAGAAATGAAATTGTTGCCCGACGATGGACAATTCTATGATAAAGGCTTTGCGTTTTTTTCGTTAGGTTTTGAAACATTGATTTCTATCAAAGGAAGCTTCAATTAACTGTTAGGGGCATACCCCTAAATTTTTTAGCATGAAGGAATAAAATTATGCCTCAACATCAAAAAGAAATTGAGTTCTTCTCAGGCCAAGGCGTTGTCTTGATCTCTGATATTGACCCAGTTACCAATTTACCTGTTGGTTTCCGTCACATGGCGAACGTATCTGAATTATCGTTCTCACACAATGTTGACACTACCAACTTTAAAGAAAGTACATCTGGCCAGCGCCAAATCGTTCTTCGCCATGAAACTGGTAAAGAAATCTTGGTTGCCCTGACCTTCCAATCGTTCAGTAAAGAGAATGTTGCATTAGCAGTTTTCGGTGACACAACTGATGTTGCTGCTGCTGTTGGAGTTGCTGTCACTAAGGTTGTTCAAACCGGCCTTATCTATGGATTTGGTAAAGTCAAGGTTTCCAACCTTGTTGTTACTGATACTGCTACTGGTTTAATCACCTATGTTGCTAATCAAAACTTTGAATTAGATGAAAATGCTGGTTCTGTTCGAATCTTCACTGCTGCTGAGCAGGCTGTTTCAAATGGAGGCTCGCCTGCTGCTGACATCATTGCTGATGCAGATGATCTAACTTTTACGTTTGACCATGAAGCTCAAGTTCAGCTTGAATCATTTACTCAACCTCGTAAAGATGTTGCTCTAAGATTCGAAGGTCTTAACACTGAAAATAGTGATGAGCCTGTTGTTGTTGATATTCATCGCTTCAATACTGACCCTCTTGCTGAGTTCTCAATGATCACTGAAGAGATCTGGGAAGGCGAATTGGAAGGAACAGCACTATTTGATCCTACCCAACCAGCAGGAAAATCAAAACTTTACAGTGTCACAAAGACTTAATTTCCCCCGTTTCCTACCCTCCCACAAGGGTAGGTTACATCCATTAAAACAAAACAATAAGGTGCATTTAAATGTCACTATCAGTATTAGTCGAAAGTAGTAAAGAAATAGAAATACAGTCAGGAAAAATAGTCGTTAATGCTTTAAACCTAAAGAGCTTCGCCAAACTATTCAAATTTGACACAAAATTAACAGAAGACATATTCACAAATAAATTAGATGTGAACAAATTATTCGTTGAATGGCCTGATTACTGCTACAAGATGATTTCCTTGTCGTGTGAATTGACCGTTGAACAAGTTTCAAAACTGCCTCTTGGTGACCAGCTCAACTGCATTCTTACTATCTTAGAATTATCAAAAATAGATGGTGAAGTGTTGGGAAAGTTAATAATAAAAGTTCTCGACGTGATCGTGAACTTAGAAGCTCAGGCGACAGACCTCATAAACCCGGAATTAGAGCAAAACCAAAGCCAGAAAAGTTAGAGTCAGAAGTAACCTTCAAAGGTAGATTAGATTCATCCATTGAAGGATTAATACCTTATTACAGAATATCTGAAATAGGGGAAATGACAATGAACACCCTAACAGTAATATCTCATTCTCTGACGGAATATGAAAAAGATAAATTAAAAACCCACATGAGGATTATGTGGGATGTTACTCACGGTAATACTAGCGGATTTGAAAAATGGCTGAAAACGTAAAGCTTATACTGGAAGGCGTTGATAAAATAACGCCATTGCTTGTAAAAACTGGCAATAGCTTTAAGAAGCTAGAAACCCAAATGAAAAAGGTTTCTGACACAAATTCGTTTGATAAGCTCCGTGACAAAATATCAAATGTGCAAACTTCTTCTGAAAAGTCCGCCCTAGTCTATTCCAGACTAACTAATGCAGTTAATAAAAACTCATCTGCCGTTTCTAAAAATTCTGTTGAGACGACCAAGGCTACAAATTCAACCAATAGACTGTCTGTTGCTAACGATAGCCTTACTAGCTCTACCAATAAGTCTATCCTATCCATTGGTAAGCAAGGTGCTGCTTTACGCTCTACAATCGCGTTAGGGAGAACTGCATCAGCAGTCTTAGGGACTTTGTTTGCGTTAAGATCAAGTACCACACTAATTACTGGTCTGATTCAAACCGCAGATGCCTTCAAGGTATTAGAAGCCAGAACAAATTCTATTGCCAAATCTACTGGTGACGTTAATAACCGTTTTGAACTAATCGCAAAATCTGCAAATACTGCTGGTATTGAGATAAAGCCCCTAGTTGATATTTATACAAGGGTTGCTTTAGCTACTAAAGATCTTGGTTTGAATTCTGCTGAAACCACCGTTCTGTTGGATAATATCAGTAAGGCGGCAATTGCGTCTGGGGCAAGTCAGGCTAATCTTAGAGCCGGTCTTATTCAGCTATCACAAGCTTTTAGTTCTGGGATAGTTCGTGCTGAGGAAATGAACTCGATTTTGGAGAACATTCCTTTTGTTGCAAATGTAGTTGCAGAACAATTAGGCGTAACTAGTGGTCAGTTGAGAAAATTAGTTCTCGAGGGGGCGATTAGTTCTAAAATATTTGCGGAAGCACTAATAAATTCAACAGATGAAATCAATGCTGCATTTGAACCACTTAAAAACACTTTAACAGCTCAGCTAAATAGGGTTAGCAACTCATTTCAGAAATTCGTCAAAGATTCTGTTGAGTCGTCTGGTTTACTAAACATTGTTAGTGATAGCTTGGATAAACTGACAGCTTCAATTAATAGTGGTGATCTTGATCTAAAACCTCTATTTGAGGGTGTTGCAAAATTCATTGAGGACATTGGCAATCAGATACCAGAGTTGTTAAACGCCTTCAGTGAAATAACCAGTACTGGTGGAGCAATTCTAGGAGTTTTTGCAAAGTTCCCAGACATCATCGATATTGTTCAAGTCCTAGCTGCTGGACTAGCAGCAAAATTCGTATTAGCAAAGCTTGCTGCAAGAGATTTAGGTGCAACCACAGTAAAATCGTTAGGATCAACAGCTGCTGCATCTGGAAAGGCTGCTTCATCTGCTGACCTTATCAGACAAAAATTCATACAAATTACTGGATTAGGTCAAAAACAATCATTCGAAAGGCTCCAACAACTACAGCTTCAGTCTAGAGCTACTGCTGTTTTGGCTACTCAAAATAATGTTTTGGCCAAGAGTATTGCTGCACAGAATAAATCTTTCAGTGACAGACAGAGCAGACAAAATTTTAATGGACCTGATCCATCAAGACTAGATAAAGCTAAAAACTCAGCAAAGGGGTTAGCCACAGGTCTTAGATCGGTTGGTACTGCTGCTGGTGTTGCTGCTGCTGGAATAGGGGTTATGGCCCTAGAGCTAGCTGCTGTAACTGCTGTATTTTCTTTGGTATCAGATGCAGTATCTCTATTTAATGAAAATTCTGAAATTGCTGCTAATCAAGATAAGTTCGCAGGTCAGGTTGATGTACTTAGAGATAAGATCAGCAAGCTTAATGAAGCAATCAATGAAACTATTATTGCTCGCTCCAAAGATACATCTTCCGATGCAGAGACTAAATTTCTAGAAAAGTCTATCCAGCAAGAGAGAGAAAAACTAAAACTAATAAAAGAACAACAGAATGCTAGAAATATTGGTAGAGGCCGTTTATCTACTAATGAAGAAACAAATGCGGATGTAAAGCAAAACCAAGAACAGAATAAAGTCATTTCTGATCTTCAAGAAGATCTCATCAAGTCGATAAGAAAAGACGGTAAGATTTTAGAAGGTGTTCTCACTGAGCAGACACAATCGGTAGATGCTATCAGAGAAAAAATAAATTCTGATGGTGGATCTGTTGCTGGGTTCAAACAATTGACGATTGAGTCTGCAAAAGCTGAGAAGATAAGATCAGATCTATTTGAAAATTTCAAAAGACAGGGACAGGATCTAGCAAAAGCAGATGGTCTAAGTGCTAAAGAGTTCCTACAAAAAACTCAGGATTCTTTAAAGAAATTTGAAGATGAGCTTGCGTTAAGTGCAGATAATGTTCTTGATCAAAAAGAGATCTCTAGACAGAAAGATTTAAAGAATGAAATATCAAAACTTAAAGAACAAGAGAGACTAGCAAAAGCTGGTGCTGGTAAAGAAATAGAAATATTTGGGAAGCTTACTAACGGTAAAATAAAAACCCAAGAAGATTTCTTGAAAGCCAGAACAAAACTTCTTAAGGCCGAAACCAAAGCTGTTGAAGATCAAGTAAAAAGACAAGAAAGCTTGATCAACGGTGTTATTGGAAAGCTTAAAAGTAGTATTAGCGATGCACAATCTGAAATACAAAGATTACAAGGAGATATAAATTCTAGAATATCAGAATCAGATTCTCCAGTTGAGTTATTTAAACAAATCAACCAAGCACAAAAGCTTGGTCGTGATGCTAGTTCTGCTGCTTCCAAAGGTGATATTAAGGGTGCAGAGAAGCTAATTCAGCTACAAAAAGAAGCAGCACAAAGAGCCTTAAGTATTGCTGAAAACAGAGAGGACTCAGCCAAAACAGAAGGCCAAGTACGATCTGCTCTATCTGATCAAAATAGAGCAAAGAGAGAAATAGCGAAAGCTGACAAAGCATTAAACAAAATTCAGCCAGAACTTATAAACCAGCTTCAGGAAAGAGTTTCTAAGTCAAAAGAACTATTATCCAATTTCCAAAAACAGCTTGAGTTGTTGACCAATAAGCTGACAGAGCCTAGCGAATTAAATCTTGGAAATACCGAGAATATTCTAAAAAATACCTCTGCAATGGTTAAAAGTCTGGTTAATGACTTATCTTCTCTAAGGCAAGAATCTGATATTGTTTCAAATTCAGACCCTAAGAAAAACGATCCAAAATCAGGTTCCGATGATGTTCTAGAATCTATATCAAAAAATACTAAGAATAGAGAAGAAGTTCTTAAAAAACGTATTGATGCCAACACTGGTGATGCTGAGAAGAAAATCTCAACACTTGCCGATAATGCTAAAAAACCTGAAGAAAAACCAGTTGATGCTGATACAACAGAAGCAACAGCAAAAGCCAACGCTTTGCATGAAAATGCATCAAGAACCGCCAACAAAAAGGTAATTGTAACTGAGGTTAAAGCCGGTTCTAGTGTTACCCCAGACCCAGACCAAAGGTTTGGATCAAGCGGACGAAGTAAAGGTGGTCAACAATTTGGCTCAACTGGAATAAATGCAAATGGTGGCAAGACTGTTTTAAGTAGTACAGGAACAGTAACCATACCAAAACAGCTTCAAAGTAATCAAGATGCAGGAATAAGCAGTGGTTCAAGACAGAAATTCATTGACCAAATTGATAATCTAGACCTGTCATCAACTAGGAATCAAAGACTTGCTGGAGGTGGTTTGGTTAGAGGAACCGGTGGTCCAACAGCGGATAAGAATACTATTCAAGCAAGCAAGAATGAATTTATGGTCAGAGCTGCTAGGGTTAAAGAGCTTGGTTTAGGTTTTATGAATGATGTTAATGGATCAAAACCAATATCTGATATATCTGGTGGTAACGTTTCACCATCTACACAATCACAACAAAGATCAAAATCTGCAGGTGTGATAAATGTACCAAATATGCCTCCTTTGTCAGGCGACTTTGACAACTCATCAGTTGAAGAGTTTAATCTAGCACTGAAGAGACAATCGTTAAAAACTGGTAAGAGAAGAAGACGATAATGCAAATAGATAGCTTAGTAATTGCAGGAATAAGAATCTACATGCAAAGTAGATTCCAAATTAACCAAACATACAACGATATTGGTGGCACTAGCAGTTTCCGAACATTGAGTGGAAAGCTGATAAAACAGACTCATTGGGAGGGATTCTCAACAAGTATTTCTGGAACAGGTTTGCTGCCTGCACCAATTAGAAATATTGACAAAACCGTTCCATTAACTTTAGATTGTATTGCACCAATGTCTGAATTGACATCTGGATCTTTACTTTTCACTATTCCAAGAGTGATTAGGCCCGATGTCGATATTGAAGTTTCTGCAATAGTAGGAGATGATATTTTTGAGGCTGAGTTCTCGATAGTAGGGAATGATGTAACGATAACTGCAATAGCAGATGCCGATGATTATATAATTACATATTATCCGAGAATGACTGTATTTATATTAGATGTACAAGATACATCTGATATAAACGAAAGGGTGTTCAGTTGGTCTATCGAATGCGAAGAAGAGTTGGCTTAATTTATGTCTATTGCTGATGGTGTAATTGGTAGTTTTAATATAGCTGGGGCAACCGAGACACAGATAGATTTTGATCTGCTTCTACCTGCTTCTATTGAAACTATAGAAAACTTCGATCTACTATTACCTGTTTCTGTTGAGGCCGCAGATGTATTTGATCTAGTCTTACCCGTTATCGTCAGCCAGTTTGAAAATTCTGTTTCTGTTGGCAACAAATGGAAAACTAGAATATTCATAGACTCGGTTGATATATCAGAAAACCTATTTGGTCAGGTCACAGTCGAGGCGGAAGAAAATAATTCTAGGCTTGGTGAGTTCTCAGTTTTGAGTCCTGCCGTAAATGATCTTAAAGATTTTATAGGAAAGTCTGTAACTATCGACTATTTAGAGTTTGTTAATGGTCTAGAGGTGTTAAACGAGAGGATATTTACCGGTATTATTGATGTTGTTCAATATGATGCTACGGATAGCGTTTTGTCATTCTCTTGCGTCGATGATTTGCCAATAGTCGTTGATAAAATGACCAAAACACAAATTGAAAACTTGGTTAATGGATTTCCATCAGATGATGTGTTTGATGAAGACACAGTTGGATTCGAGTATCTTACAGAATTAAAAGAAACTGTTCCTGTAAGCATAGAAAAAGATAGAAATGGCAATATTGTTAGATCTGAATGGGCAATACAAGCAATAAATGAAACCCTTGGTGAAGATGTAATAGAAGATCTATCAATAGATAATCAAATTGCTCGATTTATTGATCTAACTAATCAAGTAAATCTAAAATTTGATAGTAGATTCACTAGATTGGTGAATAGAGAATTAAAATATTCATGGTCAGGAACCAATCCATGCAAAACATTTCTTGTTGAAAAGTTCTTGACCAATGATGCTGTTGATTCTGCATTGAACGGTGTTGGAGACGCAATCAAAGACTTAACATTAGTTCCATTACCCGACAATGGAGCTTATGATTGTAACGGGAATGGTGTGCCAACCAACATATTCTTCGCCACTGAAGAGGTGAGAAAAGTAATCAATAATGGATTTACAGGAACCTCACAAACAAAGTTTTCAAAGACTATAACAGAGGCATTTGATATTACGTTGATTGCACCTCAATCTATTGAGAGTTTTGGTTTGCAACCCTTAAACGATTCTACTTCAGTTGATGTTGAATTTGACGATTCTGATTTTAACTCTGGCGATTTGCCTGTTGCTACATTTCCACAAACGCTTGCAAACGGCGATTCTTTTTCTGATCAGGAAGATGCTGACAGATTTTCAAAAGCATTCTTATCAATACTGAACCAGCTAAGA